GCTATCTTTGCTGGTATCAATCCAGAGAACGGTAAGTTCTTTGTTGGTACGAAAGGAGTATTTGCTCAAAACGCAAAGCTCAATTACACTAATGCTGATATTGATAAGAATCATCCTGGCGAAGGCCTGAATGTAAAGCTAAAGATTGCTTTGAAGTATCTATCCGAACTTGGCATCACTGGTGTTATGCAAGGCGATATGATGTTTACTTCGTCAGATATCAAGAACGAAAAGATTGATGGCAAATCTTACATTACATTCCAACCAAACACAATTGTATATGCTGTTCCTGCTGATAGTGGTCTCGCTAAATCCATAAAATCTGCGAAGATGGGTATTGTTTGGCACACAACATATAATGGTGATACAATGGCCGATATGAAAGCATCGTTTGGTGCTGATATTGGTGGTATGAAAATATCAAAGAATGTTTGGTATCGTGATGCTTCATTCGTTGATGCCACCGGTACTGCTACATTTACCAAGCAAGAGACGGATACTTTGAACGCTATTCTATCACAAGCCGGTTCATTGTTTAGAACGATATCTCCTCGCACAATGAATCAGATTGCAACAAACGACACATACAAAATTACCATCAAAGCGTGGAACAATCTGAAGGTTCGTGAAGGTAAAGAGATCACAAATACAACAACTCATGTTGCCGGTCTTATTTCCAGTGTAGAGGAAAAGTTAAACAAGTCCATTTTGGAAGCAAAGAAAGCTGACACAAAGCAAAAGCGCCAGATGGAAAAGAAGATCATTATGGAATTCTACAAGTCAAATAAAAATGAACTAAAGAAGATTTTTGACTTGCAAAATCTTCTGGTTCGTGCTAAAAATATGATTGTGCAGAAACTACAGCAAGTCCAAGATTCCGTTGGAACATATCTAAGAACAGATTCTACTGGACTTAAAGTCACGGCACCAGAAGGATTTGTTGCTATTGATAAGATTGGTAATGCAGTTAAACTTGTAGATAGATTGGAATTTTCACAAGCAAACTTCAACGCAACAAAAAATTGGGCAAAATGATGTTAGAATTTAAACAATACTTAAACGAAATGGCAAAACTTATCGGCAGAGGAAAAGATCCAAATGCTGATGAAAAAGAAATAGAAAATATCTTTAGTAAAGTGCAATCGCACCCTAATAAAAAAGAGCGAGACCACTATACATCGCATCCTGAAGGAATCAAGAAATTTGCTGAAAAGCATCTAATGACTGGTAATAATGACCGTGATACTGGTACAAGAATAGCAGCCAATGCCGCGCAGCAACTAATGAACCACAAATCTAAAAAACATGGTTCAGTCAGATCAATCATTAGGACTGGAGGTAGTGTAAAGAGAAGTGGTGCCACAGCAGCTACAGTAAGACCTGAGTATTCTTCTCTAGGCGGTAAAAATTCTACATCAAGAGCCGATATTGCAGTCTTTGATAAAAAAGGTAAACAAAAGCATACGATTTCTGTTAAGAAAGATGATGCACAAGTCGCATCTGCCGAATCTGGAGAATTTAGATCACTAGGTCATGCAGCCGCAGATCGATTGCATCCAAAAGTCAGAGATGTTGTAAAAAAGAAAGTTGATGCTATTTCCAAGATGCAAAAAGCATCATCGAATGCAAAGTCGGATGAAGAATACAAGTCACATGCAAAGAAAGCAAATGCATCACTACAGAGATTGAGGCGCGATCATCCTGAATGGGAACATCATGTGGCAAGAGAAGCGGCAACAGGTCATGCTAAATTTGGTAAAGATTCATCAGGCTCAGCAGATAATATGCTTTCATATAATGGAAAAACAGGCGAAGCTAAAATGTGGAATAGTGAAAATGAAGGATCACCTTACAGCAATGGTTTAAAAATGGAAATTAGAACTGGTAAAGGTCGAAAAGGTAAAAGAAATCCTAAAGACAAGCCGGGCACCGATAGCAGAGCAAGAAGACAAGCGGCGTTCAGAGTTGAACCTAAAAAGAACAAGTGAAATATTAAAATGAAATATAGTGTGTATCAAAAGAAGCACAAGAACGAAATTCGCACATTGAATGTGTGGGACATTGATGATACTTTAGGTCAAACATCCGCAAAAGTAAATATCAAAAGAGATGGTAAAGTGATCAAGTCTCTTGCAGCGGGCGAGTATAACAACTATAAGCTCGGTAAAGATGAAGAGTTGGACTTTTCTCAGTTTCGTTCTGGTAAAATCTTTCGTGATACATTCAAGCCCATAGCAAATGTTTTGAACAGAGCTAAAACGATTGTATGGAATCAATCCGAAAACTCACACTCTATCATCATTACTGCCCGTGCAGACTTTGATGATCACAAAGAGTTTCTAGAGGCGTTTCGTGATCATGGTTTTCCTATCGATCATGTCTATGTCGAACGCTCTGGCAACTTGGCTAAACTCAAGCCAAGCTCACCAGCACATATCAATAAGGGAGTTATCATAAAGAAGTATCTCGCTTCTGGCAAGTGGGATCGTATTCGTATGTGGGATGACCATGAGAAGAATCTGGACATGCTATACAAGGTTGCGGCCATGTATCCTGATGTAGAAGCTGTTGGATATCTGGTAAAAGATGGCAAAGTGAGTAAGTATTTGCCTAAGAAAGCACTCGCTGAAAGTGTCATTTCTGTTGCGAAATCTACAATGGTCCGTAATCTATATGAGAGTTAAAGTTTACTAAATACCTCTATAGATTAACATTCCTATAGAGGGAAGTAATGAAGACTTTAGTAATATATCCTGGGCGCTTTCAGCCCTTTCACAAAGGCCATGCTCAGGTCTTTCAGTGGCTCAAAAACAAGTTTGGTGACGCATACATTGCTACCTCTGATAAGGTAGAAGCTCCCAAGAGTCCATTTAATTTCCAAGAAAAAAAGCAAATGATGAGACTTGCTGGTGTACCTGCCGGCAAGATTAAACAGGTCTTGAATCCATATATGGCAAAAGAGATCCTGAAAGACTTTGATCCAAAAACGACAGTTTTGGTCTTTGCTGTGTCGCAAAAGGATATGGAAGAAGATCCTCGTTTTTCATTTAAACCTAAAAAGGATGGATCACCGGGTTATCTACAACCATATGCTGGCAACGAAAAGAAGCTTAAGCCATTTGGTAGTGCTGAGAAAATGAGAGGTTACGTTATTGTAACACCAACATTTACATTCAATGTTCTTGGCAAACCAGCCACATCCGCATCTGAACTTCGTAAACAGTTTGTTAGCCTCGATAACAAAAAACAAAAAGAATTTATCACCGATCTTTTTGGCAAATATGATGCCGACATTCACAAGTTGATGAAGAAGAAGATTGGTGCCATGCAAAAAACAATCAAACAAATCAAAGAAGAAGTGACACGCAAAGAACTAGCACCTATGCTGGACTCTTTCGTGTCTTTTGCGTCTAAGAAACTTGGTATCAAATCTTTGCCTGGTGTTAGATATAAGAGTGATGAAGACGATTACAACTCTTTCGCAGCATACAATCCCTCAAAGAACGAATTATCCATTTCAACAAAGAATAGACATCCAATGGATGTGTTTCGTTCTATCGCACATGAATTGGTACATCACAAACAAAATGAAGACGGTAAACTTGGCAAAGACATTGCTAAGGAAGGATCTACTGGTTCAGATATAGAGAACGAAGCAAATGCTGAAGCAGGTAAGATCATGCGTTGGTTTGCAAAATCTAATCCAGATATGTTTGCTAAAGAACATATTGTGGAAGATCACATAGCAAATCATGCCGCGGGCGGTGAGATTAGAGGAATGGGATATGCAACGGGTCAAGTCTCTCCTACTGTAGTATCACATTATCTTTTACAGAACATAAAAGATACCGATAGCATGAAGAAGGCTAATAGAACTCACATTCTAGATACAGGTGAAGGTGATTGGAAAGATGATGAGACTGCTGATGAATATAAACAGAAAAATCTTCAAGAAGGCATAAACGATCCAGGCAAACTTAAGGCCATCTTTTTAGCTGGCGGTCCTGGTTCAGGTAAAGATTTTGTAATGAACTCCGTTCTTCGTGGCGAAGGCCTAAGAGAAGTCAATTCGGATGTTGCTTTTGAATATCTAATGCAGAAGAATGGTCTTGATCTTGAAATGCCAGATGAAGAAAGAGTCGAGCGTGATATCGTTCGCGGCCGCGCGAAGAACATTACCAAAGAACAAGAAAGACTTGCTCTTTCAGGTCGTCTAGGACTTATCATTAATGGTACCGCCGATGATTTAGAAAAGATTAAGACAGTCAAGAAAAATCTCGAGGCTGATGGTTACGAAACTATGATGGTATTCGTAAACACATCAAACGATGTATCGCGTGAGCGTAATGTTGAACGCGGCAAACTAGGTAAGCGTAAAGTTCCTGATGGCACAAACAAGCAAGGTGTACCAGACAACTCTTCCGATATCCGTCAAGAGAAGTGGGATCTAGCACAAAAGAATATTGGTGAACTACAGAAGATATTTGGTAATGAAAAGTTTGCAGTTGTAGATAATACGGTTGACATTCGTAAAGTATCTCCTGAAGAAAAAGAAAAGATTGAAACAAACTTCAACCGCGTTCGTCGCATGGCACAACAGTTTGTTCGTGCTGATAATCAAAATCCAGCAGCAAAGGCGTGGATTGAAAAAGAAGCACAGAAGCGCGGTATCACATATCAAGAACCAAGAGCAACTAAAACTCTCACACAGGTTCGTCAAAGTATTCCAAATGTTATTCATAAGCCAGATAATGAGTTGATGGCACAAGCAAGAAAGCTTGGACTATCATACTATGGATTTGGTAGATTTGGTCGTAAAGTAGGAAACGAAAACAAAGTATTATTCCACAGTAAAGGTGGTAAACTGGTAAGGGTTCAAACAATGAACGAAGGTCGCGAATCAATCAATCAAGAAGATGAATATAAGAAGCACAATAGAATACCCAAGAAGATCAAGCGCAAACTAGCCGAAACGCCAGATGATAAGTTTGAAAAGTATATGGTTGATCCTGCTAATCGTGAGATTGGTACAGATAGTCTTGCAAAGATTTATAAGTCTATGACTCCTGGTCAAGATTGTGTATCCGAAAATAAGAAAGTTAAGATTGTCAGAAAGAAGTTGGCTCAAGAAGACAATAACATTCCACGTGGTGGATTACCAATTGGTAATGGTTTGGGGCAAGAACTTAATGTTTCTAAAGCGCCAGGTTTCTATATGGGCTTTGCTAACGTGGGCAACTCTGTATATGAAGCAGCACAGTCTATTCAAGAATGGGCATTAAATCCAAAAACACAACAAAAGTTTGCCGATAAGTATGGCAATCTTGCTGAAGAAAAACTCATTGAAGCCGCATTAAAGCTTGAAGCTTGTGGTTGTGGTAGTATGCCATCTAAACCAAAGAAATCTTTGAAAAAGATTAAAGAAATGGCATTTGCGGCTACATCATCTGGTAAAGATCCTGAAGATAAATTAGGAACTGTTCCTGTTCAAGTTGCTGAAAATGTAGACAAAGCCAAAATGAAATGTAATGCGCCAAGAGCGCAATCGCACGGTAGTGGCGAAAAAGGAAAATCGCATGTCGTAAAAGCATGTTCTGGCGGCAAAGAGAAGATTATTCGCTTCGGTCAGAAAGGCGTAAAAGGTTCTCCAAAGAAATCTGGAGAATCTAAAGCATACGCTAATCGTAGAAAACGCTTTAAGGCTCGTCATGCAAAGAACATTAAAAAGGGCAAAATGTCCGCCGCTTACTGGGCAAATAAAGTAAAGTGGTAATTTTCATAAATATAATTAAAATCCATAGAGGAATCCAAACATGTTAAACAAAAACGATCCATTAGTTAGTGCCATCCAAGACGTTATGAGAAAGAATCAGGCTGAACGTGATGCTGTCAAGGCAGTAAACGAGAAGTTTGGTGTTCAAGACCGTAGAGTTCTTCCACACGAAAAGCAGGGAGAATGGGATGCTGCTTATCAGTCTGTATTGACTGAAGGCGTAGAAGCACTTGACGAGGCAAAGAAGAAATCAAAGTCTCTTCATCCAGGTCTAAACAATCCAGAAGCCGCACAGATTAGAAAGATTGCTGGCCCAGGTAAAGTTCAATACGATCCTGATACTGGTGTTCATATTCATGATGATATGAACGATTCAGTAAGAACAATTAGAGGATTTAAAGCAAAAGATGGTAAAGTAAAAGAAATTAAAGGTTTTAAACCTGGAATGTATGAAGAAGTCCTTGACGAGAAGAGCGATATTGATCATCCAAATAAAAGAAAGTTAGATGTTGCCAAACCTTTTGGTGATTTAACTTCTGCTGATTTTAGGAAGCTTCGTTCAATGGAAGAAGAAGGTGATCCAAGTAAGAGAATTACTGGAGATACAGTTACTGGCAGCGGTACTGTAACACCAGTTAAAGCAAAACCAAGACCAACATCAATCACACCAGACCAACAGAAAGCTTTGTCAGATAAGATTGAGACCATTAAAGAAGCTAAGAAAGCTGCTATGTATGAAGGCGGCATGAAAAAAACCATGGGCGAATTCAAGAGAGGCACACTACATTCTGGTTCAAAGACTGGTCCAATCGTAAAGAGTCGTGAGCAGGCTATTGCTATTGGTATGAATAATGAAGAGACAGTAAATCGTGCTGGTAAAGGAAATTTTCCTGCACAACTAAAATATCCACCAAGCTCAGGTCAGTCACAATACTCTCAAACTGGTAGTGCTGGTGGCTCACCAACGCCACAGACAGTTGCTCCTGGTAAAGGAAATTTAAAGGAACCCCTAACTCGTAGTATGACTGTAGATAAACCAGAACCAGAAAAATCAAGTCCACCATCTGCCGTATCTACTGCTACAAGAGATAAACCACCTGTTCCTCAATCCAGTTCAAGTACACAAACTATGCAACGTGGTGCAGAACAAGATAAAGTTAAAATGAAGCGTCCGAGCGCAGTAGCACCAGCAGCAGCTAAACCACCAATAGGTACCAACGCTGCCGGTCAACAAGTTGGTGCACCAGCAGCAGCTAAACCACCAATTCCTAGACTAAGACCAGCTAACGATACAGTAAAAAAAGCAGCGAGTAATGTGAAACCTGCTGCACAAAAATTAAAAGCTGTTAGAAAGCAACCACCTGTAAGCGCAGCAACAAGACCAGTAAACAAATATTCTACAATTAATAAAATGAGACGTGAAAGACAAGGCAATAAAAATAATGATCCTGTTGGTCCAGGTAATTGATAAAAATGAACAACAAACAACTAGCAGAGATGATTAAGACTCTTCGTAAGAAAAACTTAGAAGAGCAGAATCCAAAAGCTGAAGCTTCTGTTTACCGTGAGAGACAGAAGTTTAGACCTGAACATATTCCTGATTCATCTGAAGCATCGCCAAACGACTATAGGCACAGAATGGCTGAAGGAATGCAACAGTCTACATTAGGCGCAGATAGAAGCAGAGCTTTGAATATAGCTAAAACAACTTTAGGCAAATTAGAAGCTAGAGCATCTGGTTGGCAAGGTCGTGGAGGTCAATCTATGGACAATAGATATGAATCTACAGAAACAGATTTAGGACCAACTGAAACAGGTAAAAAAAGTAAAGAGGAAAAAGAAGACGTTACTGTAAATCCACCAGATCCTACTTTTTCCTCTGCAGGATCAATGAATAAAAACACAACTACAAAAGAACTCAAGGAGAAAAAAAATGCCACTATGGGGTAATCTAGACGGACCTACAGGTAATAGCAAGCCAAAGTATGCTAACGTATCAAGCACACTCGGCGTATCTGTAACAGAAAAATCAAACGCACAGGCTATTGCTGCTGGTAATATTCCGCCACATTCTGGTTGGGTAAAGCAGACACTAGGTACTGGCGGACTATCAACAATTGTCATTTCGGGTGCTGGTACAGGTATCAACGCAGCAGGATTCTTAACAATTTCTGGCGGTGGTGGTACAGGTGCTAACGCTTCATATACAACAGCAAACTCACAGAATACGTTACAGTCATATTCAACAAATTCGGCTTGGAATGTAGTAGCAACTGTTGTGATTAACAATCCAGGTACAGGATTTACATCTGCACCAACAGTAACATATGTAGGTGCAAATTCAACTCGTCCAACATTTACTGCTACAGTAGGTGGTCGCGCTGGTCGTAAGTTCTATGAAACTCTTGTTGCTACAGGATCAATCACAGGCGATGATACTGCTGATAATACATACTTCCCTGGTAGTTAATAGATGAAGAAATTTAAAGAATTTCTCAGTGAAGAGATGATGCCCTTTGCTCAAACAGAGAAGGGCTTTGTGGGCGTAGATAATGGGCCTGTTAGAGATAACATCAACATTCATCTAGCGTCTGTAACGGCTAGACCACACGCGACTCCATACCATGCTTTGGAAATGGTTCGCAAAGTTCTAGCACCATTCAGCATATTTCCACCTCAGACAAATTTCTTAGATGGGGATTCAGGGCATGAAGTGTTTCCAATCAGTCAGTTTGGAAACAAGATGGGTATGACAAATGATGGAACAGTAGTTGTAAAGAACTATGATCCATATTACATATACTTTGAGTATCAAATGAATGATAGAGGTTCATTTGATATCTTCTGTGAGATCGTGGAAGAGAGTGAACTCCAAGAAATTTTAGATGATATCGAATCTGAAATGGAAGATGGAGATACAACTGATGGTAACGAATCTGATGCCGAAGATTCATTTGATGAATACAAGGCTGGCAATGATCTAAAAGAAGACAAAGATCCTTGCTGGGATAACTATGAGATGATTGGTATGAAGAAGAAAGGCGGTCGTAAGGTTCCCAACTGTGTGCCAAAAAATGAAAGTATTGATGTGGCTAAACTAGTTAAAAAGGCAATGGCAAAAAAGAATAAATGATTGAAAACTTAAATGATGATAATTTTATCATTTATGCAATGAAAGCCTACGATAGACCAAATTGTATAATGAGTGAATTTGAGGAAGACTTAAGTAGAATTAAGTATGTGAAGAGACTTATCAAAAGATACAAGACTACAGGTGAACTAAAGGAAAGATTGATACTCAACCACATTATCGTTCTATCAAATGTGTTTGGAATTGAACCTTCTGCAAGAATGTTGTTCTTTAAGATTGATAAGGAAGACTACGATATACTGAAAACTTTTCTGCTGTTTTTGAATTATATGCCACGACACATTAATGGTATTAGTGGTAATCATTATAATTCAGCAGATATTGGAGTAGATGTATTCGTTGGTAGCAGACTTAGTAAACTATAGAGTTATTCATATGATGGCTGACATAGCCTTTATACCATGTTGTCAATAGAAAGTCAAGAGAAAAATGAAGTTGAAAGAAGAAATGATTGGTAATAGCGCAGGCTCTGGTGCAATTGATGGAATTGGTATTGGACCGCGAGGTGAACCGGGTTTGACTAAACCAAGGCCAATTGCTCGTCGTGGTGTGTTTATGAGACAAGAAACATTTATCGTTTCTTCTTCCACTTTCAATTCTCTAAGGGAAGCTAAAAAGAAAAGAGTTCATTGGAAAAAATATCTTGAAGAAGATGACGCTTATTATGACCTAAGAGAGTACGCGAAAAAGAAAGGTCCAATAATTGTAGAGGACGAAAGAACAGGCGCCTGCATGTATGTGCGCTATGGAGATATATGAAATGACAAAATGGCCATTACAACGCGAATGTGATTCCTTCTATGGTAATCCTCGTGGTAAAAATGTAACACAACCATCAGCAAAGTGGGAATCGGAATATCTAGTATTTTTCAAGCCACCGTTCCGGATTACATACGCTGGCAAGCATGTAGCACAGTTTAAAGTAAACAAGAACTGTCTCGTTGGATTCCAAGAGGCATTCAACAACTTGCTCAAGGCCGCAGGCGGTAAGCAGAAGACTTTAGATCACTGGGGCGTATCTACCTTTGCTGGTTGTTATAACTATCGCTTGATGCGTGGTGGTAACAACCTATCAATGCACTCATGGGGTTGTGCTATCGATCTCGATCCTGCTAACAATTCACTCTCAGATAATACTCCACGTTTTGCTCAGTTCCCAGAAGTTCTGGATGCTTGGGCTAAAACAGGTGCTTTGTGGGGTGGTGATTGGAACGGCAACAAGAATACACTAGACGAGCGCCGCTGCGACGGTATGCACTGGCAGTTTGCTAGATTGAGATGAAAGAAGATCCTTGGCTGAAGACATATTGGAGACCAGCCATCGCATGGCAATACTTTGTTGTGTGTATATGCGACTTCATTATATTTCCTTCGGTATTCATGTATATTGTTAGAGAACCGTGGGATCCTATTACACTAAAAGAAGGTGGATTCTATCATCTTGCCATGGCTGCAATCATAGGTGTTGCAGCATGGACAAGAGGTCAAGAAAAGATTACACAATTGATGGATGGCAGTGAAGAAGTACAGAAGACAACTACAACCATGACGCCAATGAATAAAAGTAGTAAAAGAAGTTCTTCAAATAACAACAGATGATTGAGATGAAAACATTTAAACAATATCAAAGATTCATAAAAGAAGAACTTGATTCTCGACAAAAGAAAACTGTAGATGGATGGATTAAAGAACATCCTGACGCACAGCAAGAAGGTCATCCAAATGCTGTTGCAATA